ATACGTGACCCGTGCCCAGGTGGATGTCTCGCCGATGACGGTGACGGTGGCCCCGTCGGGAATCCACACCAGCCGGTCCGCCGATGAGCTGGCGTCCGCCCGCAGGCTCAGCCGCCCGTTGATGACCCTGGCCTGGTAGCTGGCCTCTGTAAACTCATCCATTTTGACCTCTTTCCCGCCGTCCCCGGCGATTTTCGCATTGACCCCAGTGTCGTAGGCAATCTGCCCCCACAGCCCGACCCGGTTCCATCCGCCGTTGATGCTCTTGCACGCGAACCGGCTCTCGCACACCTTGCCCTTGCTGGCGCTGCTGTGGATGGCTCCCTGCCTCATGGCGGTATAAATCCCGATGTGGCTGGCGTTGCCGATCCCGTCCCCGCGGTACTTGACCGGCTCCTTCCCGTCCTGCTCCAGGATAAAAAGAAAAGCCCCGGCGGGGATATACCCGAATGTCTTCCGGCATTCTTCTGGCGTCCCCGTCCACGTCATCTTGCGATACCAGGCATTGCTGCCGGACAGGTTGACCCGCATCCCGCAATTCGTCAGGCACCGCTCGACAAACGCCTGGCAATCCATTTCGCTGTATGGCGTATTGATGTACTGATACCCGACCTTCGCCAGGGCGGTGGCGTTAACGTTCGGCATGATCATCATCTCCCGCCGAGATGGCGATGGCCGCCAGAAACACCCCGGCCATGGCGCCGACAAAAAGGCCCACAACAAACGTTACCATCTCTCAGCCCCCCACGACGTAGGTCGCCGTAATATACAGATAATGTCCGGACGGCAGATCCGCCCCGCTGTAAACGCCGCCGCCGTTGCTCGCCGGCTGGATGCACAGATAGTCCACGCCGTCACTTGCGATATTGTCCGCGAAGACGGCAACAGCCGGCTGATATCCCTCCGGCATCTGGCAGAGCTTAGTCCAGTTGGTGATTGCGGCGGTTGTTTGGGAGCTCATTGACACCGTGCAGACCTTCCCGTACCGCGCAACAGACAGCGTGATCCCCCCGCCGCTGACGGTCGTTGTTGACACCTCCGGCCCGGGCGTATATTTCCCGTCCATCAGCCTTCCCCCCTCTCAAAATCGACCATGCTCAGGATCCCGTCGGCCAGCCCGACCTCGACGGCCTCGGCCGTGGAGAACCACTTCCCGGCGGCCATCCATTCGCGGGCCTGCCGCTTGTCCCATTTTTTGTGGCTCCTGTGCTTGATCCGGTACTTGTATGTGCTCATCAGCACGGCGCGCCCCTGCCGGCTGCCGGGCCGGTCGCTGACCAGCTGCCAATCCTGGCCCTTGCCGCGATAGGTGGCAATCCTGTTTGCGTGGATGTATATCCTTCCGCCCGGCGCGATGTACACCGGGGCATCGATCCCCAGCATCAGGGTGGCGGCGCTGCTGCACTGCCGGGTGATCAGGATCCTCACATGATCCTCCCATTTCCGCCACCTGCGGCGCAAATTGAGCACCACCGCGCCCATCAGGCCCATGCCGCTGGCGATGTTGCCGCCGGGGCTGTCGATCAGGATGTCCAGCCGGTCGAAGTCCCCGGCCCCGGCCAGCATCCCGTCAAATTTGCGCTGATATTCCCGCTGATTTCTCAGCAGCTGCCGGGGGAGCTTGTCCACCGTGCCGACCTCCATCTGCAGCACGGTGGCCTCCCTCCGGATGATCTTGCGCAGCTTGATGCTAATCTCACTCGGCATCCGGCTCATCCTCTCCGGCCTCTTCCGTGTTTTCCTCCGGTTCTTCCTCCGGTTCTTCCGCGGGCGCCTCCTCAGGATCCGCGCCAGGCTCCGCGCCCTCCTCGTATTCGACGTCCAGGATCTCCGCCGTGGCGTTCTTCCCCCGCTCAACGATGTCCTGCTTCCAGCGCTCCGCCTCCCAGGCGTCCAGCCACTCATAAAATTCGTCCTTTGCCGCGTCGGTGATCCATCCGTACTTGGTGTTGTTCTCGATCAGAATGGTGGCATACTCGGGCGAAAATTCCCCGCTCTCGATGCACGTCTTAAAGGCATTGATGACCCGCTTTTCCCGATTCGTCATGATGTTTATCCTCCTTTATTCGCTTTCGAGCACCATCGCGCTGAGCTCGGTGATCCGGGCCTCCAGGGCGGCGACCCTCTCCTCGAGGGTGTCGTATTTTGTGGGCAGGTACAGATCCCCGGCCACCAGGCGGAACCCGCACAGCTGCAGGATGCCGGTATACTTCCGGTGCACGCCGAATTGGACGCGCTTCGTCCAGTTTTTGGTCCGGGTGATGGTGGCGATGGTGTCCCCGGTGGTTTCGTCCACCCGGGTGCCATCGGCGTAGGTGTACTGCGGGCCGGTGGGGCCATCAAAGGTAAACGTCCAGTGGATCCGCTGCCATTCCGTGCCGGCGACCTCCACGAGATCGCTCCGGATGCCGCAGATATCGCTGTATGTCGTCTCCGAATAAGGGGTGTTTCCGTACTTCCCGCCGTACCCGAATCTCACCCAGGCCTTGTCCCCGCTGACCATCCGCGCCCAGCAGCTCATGGTATATTTTTCCCCTGGGACCATCTCCTCGATGTTGCCGTAATCCTTCGGCTCCGTTCTGCTGGCGTCGTAGGTCACGTCGCTGAAGTTCTGATAGTTAAACACCATCCAGTCGGCATTGCCACATGCGGTGTTGGCCGTCACGTTGTACTGGATCGCCTTGTCATATACCTCGCCGTCCGGCTCCGTGATCTGATCCGCCGCAGCCAGATCCACCACCCGCGCCTGCACGCCGTCCGCGGTGTCCGCGCCCCGGTATTCCGGGTTGCCGATGCTGTTATAGTACGCCTTGCCACTGGCGTACCATCTGGAATCCTCACCGTAGGGCACCTTGACGTTTTCCGTTTCATCGGCCACCCGGACCGTGATGGTCACCGCGCTGTGTGCCGGCCGGCCCGCCAGCAGATTGAGCCGGACCGTGTAGGTGCCCATCGACGTGTTTATATTGATGATCTCGACGCTGTAGTTGCTTGCCGGCAGGGAATTATAGTTGCTGTTGACGACAGACAGAACCTTCGCCGTGGCCACGTCCCGGTCGCTCACGGCATACGCTACGAACTGTGTGGCAGCCGTTTCGCCCTCTTCTGCCGTTTCCGCCGGCACGCTGAACACCGCCTGGTGCACCACGCTGGTGCTGGTGGGCATGTCCACATTCGTCCAGTAAGCCTGGCTCAGCAGATTCGGCCGGTTCAACCGGCTCCACCGGCTCAGCCCGGTGCTCTCCAGTACGTCGTCAATCTCAGTCAGGGCGGTTTCCACGGTCTCCAGGGCGCTGGCGGCGGTGGCGTTGGCGTTGTCGGCAGTAGCATTCGCGGCAGTTGCTTCGGTGTGCGCATCGTCCACCACTCCCTCCATGTTGCTCAGGTTGACCGCGTAAATGGCCATCCAGTGGCTCAGCTTTTCGATCGCCGCCGCGGCCGCCCGGAAGTCCTCCATGTCGATGGTGATCTCGACTTCCTCGCCGCTTTGGACCGCCAGGTCGATGACGGGATCGTCGTATACAATAGCCATATCCTGCCCCCCTTAAATCTGCCCGACGGTGCTCAGGATCTGGACGTACATCGGGCTCACGGGGGTGCTGACGATGTCCCCGTCGATGATGGCCCCGCCCTGGTCGTACTCCGGGTTTGCGATGACCCGCAGGTCGTAGGGATACTGCCCGGGGCTCAGCTGGTCGGTGTCGGCATTGGCAAACGCCACCACCACGTCCCCGTCCACGGGGGTGTAGATCCCCTGCTTGACGATCGTGCCGTTTTCGCTCTTCATGGTCCAGAGCACGCGGTCGTCGGCCTGGAATTCGTACCCCGTCAGGTGGTACCGGACGCTGCCGGTGTCCCCCCGGTGCATCGTGATCCGCTTCGTCGTTTCGTCCACATTAAACATTACGATTCCCCCTCCCTCATCAGAAAATCACGCTGAATTGAAACGTCAGGGCGGCGCTCAGGGCGGCCCCCAGGGTAAAGGTGCAGCTGCCGCTCCCGAAGCTCCAGGCGACGGAGGTCGCGCATCCGACGGCCGCCAGGCTGTGGCTGTCGCACCGGCTGTCCGCCGTGAACCGGCTGTCGCTCAGGGTGTAGCTGGCGTCCCCCGCGGGGATGGTCACCGTGAAAGTCTCGTGGCTGTACGCCGCCGGCCCGGGCAGGCTGCCGTCCGTCCGGATGTAGTAGTTGGTGCCGTTGTACCAGGCCACATACCACCCTTTGGCAAAGGTTGTCCGCGCGTAGGCCCCGCCGCTGCTGACATAGATGGGCTTGGCCCCCGTCCCGTTGATGTTCAGCGTGCTGCTGGCCACCGTGCTACCGTTCGCGAAGTACACCGGCACATGGCTGTTCGCCTGCAGCGTGTATCCCGTCATGGTGGCGGTTTTCGCCGCCGTCCCGGCCGCCGTCGCGCAGTAGGCCCCGGGGATGGTGTTGTCGTTGTCGTTGGCGTATCCGATCATGACCCAGCTGGTGCCGTTGTACAGCATCTGCACCGCGCTGTTGGCCCGCCAGCTTGCGGCCGCCGTGGTGCCCACGGCCGTTGTGCCCCATGTCACAATGGGATAGGCCCCGGTGCCGCTGACATTTAAGGTCGGGTCGGCCGCGGTGTTGGATTTGGTGAACCAGATCGTGACAATCGCCCCGACGGCCAGGGTAAAGCCCGCGATCGTGACGGCCTTTGCCGCCGTCGCCGCCGCCGTGGTGCATTTGCCGTAGCAGTTGGGATCGCACCAGGCCCCGTCGCCCCGCAAAAACTTGAGATAATTCGCCGCCGCGGGGGCCGGCAGCAGTCCCGCCGTCCCGGCCGCCGATGCCGTGGCCCCGGCCCACGTGGGGATGGTCTTTTTCGTCGCCGTGATGACCCCGTCCGCCGCCTGGCTGATGGTGTCGATGTAGGCGGTCGCATTCCCGCTCGCGCCGGGGCTGCTTTTCGCGGTCTGCAGGGGTTTCGCGCCCAGGCTGCTCAGGCTCAGCTCCTGCCACGTCCCGTCGCCCCGTAAAAATCGCCCCTGGCTGCCGGCCGCCGGCGCGGGAACCAGCCCCGTCGTTCCGGCCGCGCTGCTGGTGGCGGCGCCCATGGTGCGCACGGTGCGCTTGTGCGGCGTGATGACCCCGTTTTCGTTTTGGCTGATCGTGTCGATAAAGGTGACACCGGTGCCGCTGGCCGCGGGATCCGCCACCGCCGTCTGTACGGGCTTGACGCCCAGGCTGCTGGGGGTGATGGCCGCCCACGTGCCGTCCCCGCGCAGGAACCGCCCGTTGTATCCGCTCGCCGGAGCGGGCACCAGTCCGGCCGTCCCCGCGGCGCTGGCGGTCGCGCCGCCCATCGCGGGGATGGTGTGGTTCCGGACGCCCTTGCCGGTGATGTGCCCCTGCGCGTCGAATGTGGCATAAGGCACGCTCACCACGGCCCCGCTGCTGGCCCCGGTCTCCCCGATGGTCCCGGCCTCAACGCTGTTGCTGTGCCCCAGCTCCCGTTCCGTGCTCAGGCTCAGCCCGGCCCCGGCGGTCACGTCCACCCCGCTCACCTTGCTCTGCACGTAGGCCGCCACCGCCGTCGTCGTGGGCGGCGCCGGCCGCAGGCTGGTGCTCATGTAGTCGTATATCGCTCGCTCCGGAATTTCCTCGTCTCCGCCGACGATGTACCACAGCGTCCCGTTGAACACCAGGTCAACGTATCCGTACAGCTTGTGCGCGGTGTATTCGTTGATAGCTACCCCCCCGCTGACAATGGGATAGGCCCCGGTGTCGTTGACGTTCAGGGTGACGTCACTGGTGGCCGTGTTTTTCGTGTAAAACTCGACGGTGATCCGCGCGCCCTCCATCAGGACGAATCCTTCGATGGTGACGGTTTTCGCCGCCCTGGATGCCGGCAGGTTGCACCGCCCCTTCCGGACGATATTCGCGCCCTTGATCCCGTCCACCGTGATCTGGCTGACCCCGCTCTCGTCGTACGCCGCCTGCAGGATCTCCGCGTAATATTTGGCATTGTTGTGATAGGTCGGGTCGCTGGTCCCCACGTCCACGCCGCCGCGCTGGCCCCTGGCCCACGCTTCGGCCTCTTTGGCGGCCGCGTCCCCGTCCACCTCGATCGCGAGGTCAATGACCGGATTAGGCAATTTGCTCCCCCCTTATACTCTGCCGACGGTGTCCGTCAAATGCACCGCCGTCGGGTCCATGGGCGTCCGGATAAATGCCCCGTCCACGATGGCCCCGTCGTCGTCGTATTTCGGCGCGTGCACGACCCTGAGGTCGTAGCTGTACGCCCCGCTCGCCAGGCTGTCCGTGTCCGGGTTGCGGAACACCACGTCCACGCAATTGTCCTCCGGCTCCAGGTACCGCTCCAGCGCCACCGTGCCCTGGGGCGTCCGCATGGTAAACACCACGACGTCCCCGGCCACAAGCTGCCACCCGCCGAATCGGTAGGTGATGGTGCCGGTGTCCCCCCTGTGCAGGTAGATTCCCCGGCTCTCCGTGTCGATCCCGATCATGTGCTCACCCTTCCGCGCTCCCGGCTTCCGCCGTGTTTTCCTGCGGCGGCTTGGCATCTGCTGCCGCCTTCACCGCTTCCTCCTGCCGCCTCATGGCAGCAACCGTTTTTAACAGATCCCCGCGGATCACCAGCAGCGCGTTGATCATTTCCACTTCGGCACAAGGGACTTTCAAGGCCCCAATCATATTCGCGCAATTCTCAATAACTTCGGTAAATGGCAACATTGCAATTTTCCTCCTCTCTTACCACCAGACAGTACGCGTAGCGCCTTTCTTGTTGGCCGTGATTAAAGTATCTGACACATATCCATAAGCGTCATAATCATCATTGATCCCAATATAAGTGATAACCTCTGAGTGCGTGTGTTTTTCTCCGCCGGCGGCCCCGTCGGCCTTGCCCTGGCTGTACGCCCCGTGGTTGATCTGCGCCACCGTTATGCCGCTGGCGCTGTTCAGGCGGATGTACGCGATGTCGGACGTGCTGCTCCCGGTCACGTAATATTTCCGTTCGATTTTCGCGCCGTCCACCGTCGTGGGCGGATAGCTGACGGTGATATACTGCCCCGTCCCGCTGGTGCTGGGCGCCGATCCCATGGCCGCCGCCTTGCCCCATCCGGCGTTGTATCCGGCTGTGTACTTCCCGTGGGTGACCCGCGCCACCACCGTGCCGGCGGCCGTTTTGCACAGGACCATGTTGTCGTTGTACGGGCTCTGCTGCAGGGTGTAGGTGTAGGTGTCCTGGTTGCCCTGGACGTAGGCCGGCACCTTGACGGTAAAGCTCGCCGCCGTCCCGGCCGTCTGGGGCACGCTCACCTGCTGCCGGGCCAGGCTCCATCCGCTGCTGACCCCGCTGTTGTAGGTGTCCGCGTTGGAGATGCTGGCCAGCCATACCCCGTCCGGCGTGGCGGCCACGGTCTTGCTGTTGGCCCCGTCCGGGTGGCTCTCCAGGTGCATCTCCGCCAGCCACTGGTCGGTGTACGCCCGCCCGTGCGCCCACGCGCTCATGCTGACCCCGAAGTTTTCGCCCCCCAGCACCTTGTAGGCCGGGAACGTCACGAAGCTCTCCGTGGCGACCTCCTCGGTCGTCCCCGCGTTGGTCTGTGTGGCAGCAACCTCCAGTGTGCCATCCTCCCAGCTGCCGATCAGGCGGGTGGCCTTGCTAAAAGTTGTTGTCGTCCCGTCCGCGTTGGTCAGTGTCAGGGTGTTTCCGTCCACCTCTGCGGTCATGACAGGGTTGCTCAGGTCGTGCCCGGCGACGTCCAGGCTCTCGGAAAAGCTCCCGATATCCCCGCCGATGTAGCTGGCCCCGCGGATGTCCCCGCTCAGCTCGATGTCCCCGTTGGCGATCTTCAGGCTGCCCCCCAGCTCCAGCTGCCCGCTGATTTCGGCAAACCTCGATTTCAGCAGGTTCGCCGTCAATGTGTCCACCGTCAGATATTTGGCAAAAATCCCGGTTCCCGCCCCGGCCTCGTCCGCCAGGGCCTGCAGGCTCTCCCGGTCCGCGTCGCTCATCCGCCCCAGGAACACCTTGTCCGCGTCGATCTTGGTTTCGATCTCGCCGGTGCTGCTGTTGACGGCGGTCACGATCTCCCCGATGTTGATGTTGCTCCCGCTGTACACGGGGTTCCCCTGCTGGTCCGTGGTCTGGTGCACGACGGCCGCGACGTATCCGCTCCCGGCCCACATGTACCATTGCCTGTGCTGCTGGTCGTAGTAGTAGTGCCCCGCCTGCCCGGTGGTCGGGAAGCTGCTTTTGTCCCCGTACTGGTGGATCATGCTGCTCCCGATCACGCGGCTCTGGACGCCCAGGCTGATCCGGTCCTGGTTCTGTTCAATGAGGGTCTGCTGGGTGATGATGTCGCCCTGGGCTTCAGTGACCCGCTGATGGATCCCCTTCCCGTCCACGATGACCTGCGCCACCCGGCTCCAGTCCGCGGCGGCGCCCTCCCCGGCGACGGCCTCGGCCACCATGCCGACGTGCTCGTCCGTGTCCACGAACCAGGCGTGATCCTCCCCGGCCTTCTTCGCGGCGCCCCGGCCGCCCCGGCCGCTGCTCCCGCTGCCCTCGCTCCGCTCCTGACGGATGATGCTCGCCACGTCGGCGATCTCGTTGGCCAGTGTCACGGTGCAGGTCTCCGGGTCCTTGATCTTGTCCCGCCATGCAATCTTGACGATGGTCTCCAGGATGGTGGCGCCCCATTCCGGCAGCGGCGCGCGGCATCCGCGCCCCAGCTTCAGCCGGTCCAGCTCCTCCCCGGTGTCCTCTGCCAGCTCCAGCCCGCTGATCTGGATGCTGACGGCGGGCTCCGCGTGCTTCCGCAGCCTCTCCTGCGCCCAGATCCTTAGGTCGCCCTCGCTCTCCTTGCTCTGGTCGGTCTGGACCCTGCTGATCACCCCGTATATTTCCGTGTTCATCTCCAGGTACTCCCCGGCGATGTGCAGGTTATCCTTCCCGATGGGGTAAATCCGCGTATACATCCGGCTCGCGTCCACGCTCCTGCGCAGGCTGGTCAGGTTCCGCCCCTCCCGCATCTCGCACGCGGCCGTGGTCTCCCGCGGCAGGATGTACAGCTTGAAGGGGTACACATTCAGGTCGTAGCTCCACCAGGGGCTTTCCAGCGTGCTGCTGACCTGCTCCAGCGCCTCGAAAACGCTGTCCCCGTTGAATCCGTATCCGGCGCTGACGCTGTATCCGATGCCCCCCAGCTGCCAGTCATTTTGCCGCCCCAGGGCGTATCGCGCCGCCTGCTCGCAGGTGCATTCGGTCTCGCTCCCGCCCATGTCCGCCGGGCCAATCTCCCCGAAGAGGGCCGTGTCCTTCAGCACGTTGATGATGTGCTCCGCGGTCAGGGTCATGGTGCCGGTCCGGTAGTCGGTCTCGACGCTTTTGATCCGGTACACGATCCCCTTTCCGGGCTCCGTGTCGTCCCGGATCCAGCTGCCGATGCCGACGGCCGGTGGATTTCTCGCGTCCAGGGTCAGGGTGATCTGGCCGTCCTTTTCGGCCTCCGTCAGCCCGTTGCTCTCCGGAAAGAAGGCCCCGATCCGCTCCAGGCTGTGGGATCGCAGTATCTCCATTTATTCAAACCTCCCGTAGCTGCCCATCTGGATGGTCCCGGCGCCGCCCGCCGCGATGTGCACGGTGGGCACCCCCGGGTCGATCCACAGGTCGTTGTCGCTCTCCGGCGTCCGGCAGGCCAGGGCGCTCACCCCGTTGATCCGGATCTGCAGCAGCCCGTCCTCCCGGTGGGTGATGGCCAGGGTGCTCCGGTCCGCCAGCCCCAGCCCCGTGAAGGCCATGGTGGCGCTGCCGGTGCTGATGCTCAGGGTGTTGACGGTGCCCCCGCTGGTGTTGGTGAATTCAAAGTCCAGCACGGTCCGCCGGTTTCCCGTCACGCTGATCTGCTGCTGCAGGCTGCTGACACCGCTCCGCCGGATGGTGATGGGCTCCGTCGCCTGCCACCAGGGCGCCTCCCATGCCCGGAAAACGATGGTGTACTGGCTGGCCCACTGCCACTGGTCCCCTTCCGCCGGCAGCTGGTAGGTCCGCGCCCAGATCTGCCGGTCCTTCTTGCTCCCGATGGTGATCCAGGCGCCCTCCCGGGCCAGCGCGGCCCAGGCCATGCAAAGCTCGAAAACCTCGCTCCGCTCATTCAGGTGCTCCTTCCGGATGTCGATCCCGAAGGTGACCTTGATGTCCAGGTATTCGCGCCGGTTCACGGTGACCCGCTGCCCGCTCCGTCCCCCGAAGGCGGCGCCCTGCTGGGTCTCCTTCGGGGCGTCGCAGCTGGTCCCCAGCACGTACACCCGGCTGTCCACGTCCTTCAGCTCCGCGCCGTTGATGGCGGCGCTCCTGGCTGTTGTCATGCTCTTTCACGCTCCTCTTACGGTATCGCGTACGCGATGCGCTGGCTCACGTAGGGCGCCACCAGCTGCCCGACGCGGTATCCGTCCAGCTGGACGGATATCCCGCTGACCCCGGCGCTGACGCCCGCCAGGCTGCCCCTTTGCGCCGCGTTTTCCATCGCCGCCGGCAGTCCCTTCAGGTTGGCCAGGTCCTGCTGGCTGGTGCCGTTCTGCTGGTTTCCGCTGGTCCCCTGGCTGAACCATTTCCCGGGCAGGTCGCGGGTGTTCTCCCAGTCCTCCTGTTCCATCAGCTTGTTGATCAGGCTGTCGAAGTGGTCAAACAGCTCCTCCTGCCCGGAAAACGCCTCCTCCACGGCCGCCCAGGCCGTGTCGTAGGCGTCCTCGTGCTGCTCGTCCCGGTAGTGGTTCAGGCCCCGCAGGGCGTCCCACATGGTCTCCAGGGCGGTCCGCTGCGCCGCGGTCACGATGCTGTTTTCCGTCGGGGCAACGACGCCGGCCGTGGCCCCGCCGTTCAGCTCGTCCAGGTATCCGGCCAGGTAGTCGGCCCGCTGCTCGCTCCAGTTCTTCCGCCGCCGGTCCACGTGCACGGTCTCCCCGCTGCCGTTCACATATTTGGTGTTCGCCTTCCGCGCGACCTCCGGGTCGATCTCGAAGCCTAAATCCTCTCGCTGGGCCGTCATGTCCCGGCCCAGATCGTCGTACATCCGCCCGTCTTCGCCCACAAACGCCTCGCCCGTGTGCTTCTCCTGCTCGCTCCGGGGCCGCAGCAGATCCCCGAACAGGGTCGCGAGGAAGGCCAGCCCGCCCCCGGCTATCTTCGCCGCGTTGGTGGCCAGGGCGTCGCCGATCTTGCTGCCCCATTTGGTCAGGGTGGCGCCGATACCCCCGCCCGTGACGGCGTCCCCGCCGCCGTTTCCGTTATTCCCGGTGTTGGTGGGCTGCACGGTGGGGGTGTTTCCGTTGCCGGTCAGCAGGTTGTATGTCTGGATGGTCCTCAGGTGCCCGGCGAATTCGGCCACCTTCGCGGCCATGGCCAGCCCCTTCCCGGCCAGCCAGAAGGTGGCCAGGATGCCCAGCGCGTCGACGACGTGCTGCATGTTGTCCTCTGTTATCCATTGCAGCCCGTCCACCAGGCCGCCCAGGGCGGTGCCCAGGGCCTGGGCCGTGGGGTTGTCGCTGCCCTTCAGGTCCTCGGCCACCTTGTCCAGCATGTCGATGCCCTTCTGGATGGCCGCCCCGATCCGCTCAAAGGCCTGCACGATGTTGTCCTCCATCTTCTGCAGCGCCGCGTCCTGCCCCTCGGGGGTCTCCGCGTTGAAGTATTCCAGGAAGGCGTCCAGCACGCCCTGCGCGTTGCTGGTCAGGTTCAGGGCCAGGTCGCCGAAAAGGTTCACCGTGGCCATGTCGCGCAGGCTCTGCCATTTCGCGTGCAGCTCGTTGACCTGGTCGTACAGCGTGGACATCTTCGCGTATTCTTCCTCGGTCATGCCGTAGCCGCCCTTCGCTGGATCGAAGGTGTCCAGCTTCTCTTTTACCGTGGCCCAGTCGTTCGCCAGGTCGAACATCTTGGTGGCGCCCTTGCCGAAAATCTCGAAGCCCGCGGCGTTCCGCGCCTTGGTGTCCATCTGGCTCAGCGCGTCCATGACGGCCATGGCGTATTGCCATTGATCCTCGTAGTTTTCCCCGCTGATGCCCGTCAGCTCCGTGATCTTCTTGCCGTCCACGCTGTTGATCTTGGTCACCAGGCTGTTCAGGTCCTCGAGGCTCGCGCTCGCGCTGGCCACCGCCCCGGCGTATTTCTGGATGGTGGTCACGTCCGTGCCCCAGTATCCCGCCAGGTCGACCATATTGTTGCTCCGGGCGGCCAGGTCGGTGACGCTTTCCCATATTTTGCTGACGGCCTCGCCCAGGTGCTGGGCCATGGCCGTGAAGGCGCTGCCGACCTTGTCGGCCACGGTGTCGCCGATCTCGCCCAGCCGTCCGAAGCTGTCCGCCAGGCTCTTGCTGGCCACGACGGCGCCGTCCCCGGCGTGGCCGACCTCCTGCATGTCCTGCCCCAGCCCCGCCAGCTCCTGGCGCATGTTCCCCAGGGTGGCCCTCGCGGCGTTTAGTTTCTGTTCGTATCGGGCGACGGCTTCCTCGTTGTCCCCGTACTTTTCCCGGACCTGGTCCAGCTCCTCCCGCAGGATCTGCACGATCTTCTCCTGCTCCCGGATCTGCTGGTTCAGCCCCTTTTGCTTGATGGCGTTCTTCTCCTGCTGGCTGGCGTTCCGGCTCAGCTCAGCGGTCTCCGCCTTGATCTCGCTCCCCAGGGTTTTGATGTTCCGGCTGGCGTTTTTCAGGGCTTCCGAATATTGTTTTTCACCCTCCAGCACAATCTTCTGGCGAACTTCCCTCTTCTGCGCCATTCCGTTCCCCTGCCTTTCGTTGGTATAAAAAAAACGGCGCGCCCCGCTTAAAAAAGCGTCGGGCGCGCCCTGGCGATCATGGCGTCATGTTCGCACCGTATGTGATACATGTCCATGATCCATCCGGGCGTCATCCTGCGCGCCTTTTCCTCGCTTATGCCGGCGATCAGCGCGTATCCGTAGTATTCCACGGCCCGCGTCTCCCGCCGGTTCATGCGTTTTTTTCGTCTTCCTCGTCTTCGTAAAGCTCTTTCCTCACGTCGCTGCCGGCCTCCCCGTCCCCGGTCTGCGTCTGCCCGCTCAGGTCGATCAATTGGAAGATGATCGTCATCAGCGTGGCAATCTCGTCCAGCGTAGCCCGGCGGATTTCGGCCCCGGTCAGGGTCTCCGGCTGGTCCATGTCCTCCAGCGCCGCGTTCCCCAATATGGCGAACAGGCGCCGGACGGTCTGAAACTGCTTCCCGGTGCGGATCTCCTCCTGCACCTTCCGCATCCCGCCGAATTCCTCCTCGATCTTCTCCAGCGCGTAAAGATCCATCATCAGGGGGTACACCGTCCCCCGGAAGTTATAGTTTCGTTTGGCCAGTATCATGCGTCTCCTCCTCGCTCAAAAAAAGCAGCCCCCCGGCGCGTTTTGCCGCCGGGGGATCTGCGTCAGGGTCCTCAGCTGACGCCCGCCTTGCCGTTCAGCCAGGTGCGCGCGGCCGCCTCGGTCGAAAATTCCGGGCTCTGGTCGAAGTAGATGTTGGGGCCGCCGGTCGCCAGCTGCACGGCCATGGCCTCGCCCTCGATGCTCTCGGTCTGGAAGGCGGTGGTGTCCCCCTTGGTGTTGAAGCTGCGGTTCCCCCGGCTGAACTGCGTCTTGTGGTACCAGTAGGCCGTGTAGGTCTCGACGCCCTTGTACATCTCGCCGTGGATGAAGCCCACGCCAATAAAGGGCGCCGCCGCGTCCGTGACGTGGTATCCGGTGGCGCTGTTGCCGCTGCCATCGGCCACGTAGCCCAGCGCGTCCGTCAGCATGTCCGTCGGCAGCTTCGCCAGCTCCAGGCTGACGTTCGCGCCGGTGATGGTGTTGTCCCGGTCGATGGTGTGGTCGTCGGCGTTGAATTTGACGTCGCTGCGCGTCTCGCTCTGGTCCACCCGGACGATCTTGTCCGGGTCGTACTTGCCGCCGCTGTACGTCATGGCGCTGCCGTCGCCGCCGCCGGTGACCTTGGCCCAGGTCAGGCCCCTTACTTTAACAATCATTCCGTTTAGTCCTCCTTATTCGATCTCCGCCAGGATGCGGTCCGCTTCCGCCGCCATGGCGTCCTCCCCGGCCTTCTGGATGTCGTCCCACGCGTGCCTGAGGAACTTATCCCCGCGCACCGGGTCGTTGTCCAGTATCCAGGCGATGTCCTCCTCGCTGATATCCCCCTTCGGGGTCATGCCCTGGGGCCGGACAAACTGCGTGGCCGCGTTCAGCTCCTCGTACAGCTTTCCCGGCGCCACGCTGCTTAACAGGTCGCCATTGCGGACGTGTCCGGCCGTCCGGATGGCGTTGCGCATGGCCATAGCGGCCGCCTGGCTGCCGGCTTCGACGATGCGCCGGATCCCGGCGCGCCCCATCTTTTCCAGCTGCCCTTCCGCCATCTCCAGGCCCGCCACGCTCATCTTAGCCATTGCCGTCCCCTTCCGTCTCCGGGTCGGTCTCTTCTTCCGTCTCGACTTCGGCGCCCGGGTCCCCGTAAAGGGTCAGGTGCCATTGCCAGGCCACCCGCCCGATGTCCACCAGGTAGTTCCGCTTCGGCATCCGCCACAGGATGGTGGCCACCTCGTCGTCGTACGCGTTCAGGACGTCCTCCATGGTCTGGATCATCTCCAGCCCGCTGCTCTCCCCGGCCATCCAGATGTCGATCCCCCAGGTGATCCCCACGGGTTTCCCGTCGGCCATCTGTACGTCCTCGATCCCGGTCACCTCGACGGCGCCGGTGTCCTCGTCCCCGCCGATCTCCAGGGCGTCCCGGTCAAAGGTGTATCCGGGGAAGGCCGCCTCCAGCCGGCTGATCAGCTCGTCGATGCGGTCTCTTGCCATGCCTTACGTCCCTCCCTGCTTGACCGCCCTGCATTTCATGCGCAGATAGTCGCGCATGTCCCCCAGGTGGTTGACCTCCAGGATGTTGTACACCGTCCCGTGATGCCTTACCCGCCAGGCCGCGGTGACGTCCTCCCGCCACCGGATCGTGAAGGTCACGATGTCCTCCGCCTTGATGGCGTGGGCCTGCCAGAATTCGCGCCCGCTGACCTCGCTGCGGGCCGCGGCGACGGTGTCCCCGTCCTCGAATTCGATGCCGCGCCGCCGCGTGTCGTTGGGCGTTTCCGTGGGCCGCATCAGGGTGACCTGGGTCCGGAGGTCGCCGGCCTTGATTCTTCCCATCGGCCGTCAGCCTCCTTCGCCGGTATCCCCGGAAGTATCCCCGGAAGTATCCCCGGAGTCGTCCCCGGTGCCCGTCAGCTCCGCGATCAGCTCCGCCTTCTCCTGGTTGCTGCCGCTGGCGATAGCCGCCGCGATCCGCCGCAGGGTGTCGTCGTCTTCCGTTTCCGCCCCCAGGGCGGCCAGTTTCCTGTTCAGCGCCTTCCTGGCCTGGGCGCGCAGCTGGTGCACGCTGGTCACGATGTAGGGCGGAATCGCGGCGTTTCCGTCCGCGTTCCCCCGGTTGTCGTACATCCAGGCCGCCAGGTTGGCCACCCAGAAGTCGTAGTCGGCGCCCTCGGTCTCCGGAGGCACGCCCGCGCCGTCATACCAGGCCACCGCGGCCTTGAGGCACATTTCCAGCGCGGGATCCTCCCCGCTGCCGTCCGCGCCCGCGAATCTTCGCACCGCGTCCAATGTGGGCATTGTGGGCTCGCCTCTCTTTCGTTTTATTCCTTCGTCTTCGGGGTCCGCGCGGTCTTCCGGGCCGGGGCCCTGGGCGTCTCCGCCCCGTCAGCCTTCAGGGCCTTTTTGACCTGCTCCAGCTCCTTCCGGACCTGCCGCAGCTCCTCCTCCAGCCGCTCCACGGCGGCCTGCAGCGCTTCGATGGTTTCCCTGCTTCTCATCGCGCCCTCCTTCCGGCGGCCGGGTGCGGCTGCCGGCGGTCATCTCGTCCCGCCGGCAGCGCCCCCTCCGCTTACAGCGTGATGCTCCGGCGCACCATGGCCGCGGCGTCGAACTTGCTGACGCACATCCGGCTGATGCCGCGGATCTCGGTGCTGTCGGTCGCCCAGGCATTGCCGCCGATGTCGGTGCTGGCAATTTCGAAGCCGTCCTTCTGGAACAGGGTGGCGAACTCGCGGCCATCGCCGATGAAGATCTCGGCGGGGGTGCCGGTGCCTGTGCCGTTGGGCAGGAAGGCGTCGGCCACCACGTGCACGGGCCGGCCCAGGACGCGCAGCTCCGTGGCGTTCGCCGGGTTGGGCTGCAGCAGGCCGCGGCCCTGGTCGTCCACGATCTGATCCAGGGCGTCAAAGGCGCTCTGGCTGCAGATGATGACGCTGGAGAGGGCGATCGCCGGATCCAGGGTCTTGTTCAGCGCGGTCTTGAATCCGTCGATGGCGGTCTTGCCGGTGCCGCTGGGCACGATGCTGGCGGCCGTCAGGGTCTTCAGGGCCGCGATCAGCAGCGCGTTCTCGGTCAGCACCTGCTTCTTCGCGAACCACTTGGCCAGGTAGGCCATCAGGCCGGCCACCTCGTCGCTCAGCAGCTCGTTGGAAACGGGCAGCCGCAGCGCGTACTTGTCCAGCGTGTAGGGCACCTTCACGAAGGCGGGCTGGTCGTCGGTCGGGATGGTGCCCATCTCGTTGACCAGGGTCATGCCCGCGGTGGGCGCGGTGTCGACGACGCGCCAGCCGCTGAGGGTGGTCACGTTTTCGACATTGAACAGCGCGCTCAGGGGGTTCAGCTGCCGCTTCAGCTCCCGGATCTCGTGGTCCATATCAATGGGCACCAGGAAGCCGCCGTCGGTG